TCACGCCACGTCAGACCGGATGAGTCGACCTTTGTTGTCACGGGGCAGATTCAGATGCGACATTGGACGGCGTGTTGGTCGTGACATTTCCCTGACCTGCCACTCATTGACTTTGGTTTTAAGCCATTTGTTGGAGCCACCCATATATGAACAGTCAGGCTCCGGGAATGGGTTGTTGTCGCTTGGTCGCTTACGGTAACGCTCCAGCGTCCTGGAAGAAATCCTGAGCTGGCAGCAAATTTCGCGGGTGCTCATCAATTCAAAGTCTCTAATTTTTTTGCTCATCGTTTTCTCCAGTGGCCCTGCAGCGGGCCATCGCTAATATTCAGTTTGCCTGTGCCGGCAGATTTCTAAGTTTACGAACGCCGATCATTGCGGTAGCTACGTAGCTGGTGGCCCGGTTAACTACTTCGACAGGAACCTTTACGCCATCCACTACAACGGTGTAATTGGTAACGTGCTTTTGTCTGCCGTAATCGCCGAATTTCTCATGATGTGCCGCCAGTGCAACATCACATGCGCGACGACCTAATGGCGATTGCTTACTGCGATTTATAAGGCGCATAAAACCTCCTCAGGCGGGAGGGCGTAACCCCTCCCGATGCAATTAGCCGATGTATTCCGGTTTCATATCATCCAGGGTGACGCGGTACTTATCGTGCAGTTCGTCGCCCAGGTGACGTTTTGCCGCTGCCAGCACTCGCTCGACTTCCCCGAAACGCGCCGCTGCATCCGGTTCGCCCGGAGACGGCAGGGAGTTGATCGCGGCTTCAACCTTGTTACGTGAATCAACCAGGTAATAACGTTTGACTGCCTTATTCTTCAGCTCGGTGAACAGGGCAGATCCGAGCGTGGCCTTCGCGCTTTCGATATCAGCGCGCAGTGCTTTGGCGCTATCAACGTCCTGTGCTGCATCTATACGCTCGCGGAAACCATCTGCCAGTGAGTCGATGTTTCCTGATTTTTCCTGCTTGCTCTGCGTGGTTGTTATGGTGTCACCTGAAATTTCAGACAGGCTAACGTGTTGCACCGGAGCAGGGTTAACTTCTCGCTCTTCACGGCGATCATCCAGTTCATCAGGGGTATACACGCCGAGAATTACGTCAGGGCAGAACAGTCTCGCCCAACGTTTCACGGCGAGATAAGCGAGCTGCTGGCGAGGGTCGTCAGCCCAAAGCGTTGAATTACGAGTCCTTGCTTGTGCCAGTAACAGGTCAAGTTCCCTCGGTTGGTCTTCACCTTTCAGCGTTGCGCGGATGATGATGCCGATGCCCGTTTCGTCAGCAAGGGTCCATCCAGGAACACGGTATTCTCCTTTGTCGCCTTTGCGAATCTGGAATTTTCCGACTACTTTTTCCCATGGCCCGTACCACTCATATTCAAAGCGGTTTGCCAGCACGCCGCTGCGTGAAATCACAGCATTTACCAGTTGCGCCTCGTATCCGAGAACGCCGTTAATCAGGTGCGTTTTCTGTGCTACGGCAAAGGGATTCATCTGCCATTGTGCCGCCTGCATCGCTACTGCCATGCAGTCAGCCTGATTTCCCTGCAGGTGTCTGGGGACTGTCGCTGCACCCTGCGCCATAATTTGAGCAAACGCACTGATGGCGTTCAGATACTGGGAATCAAACAGGGCCACGTTGGAGTTAATCACTGCGTTCTGGTCAGCTACAGTTACGTTAGTGTTTTGCATCTTCATTCCCCTTATGCCTGAGTACGCAGCGCTTCAAGGCGGCGCAGGTCGAAGTCGTTCAGTTCGTCGGTGTAATCAGCGGTGATCGGCGCTGGCCATTCGCCAGTGTCAAAGCCGGTAGCGATAGCGCGCATCGCCTTGCGGTACTCGAGCATGCCCAGTTCCAGCAGTTCGGCGGATGCCTCGATGATGGCGATCCAGTGATAGTTCTCGTCTTTGTTGACGAAAATCCAGAAGAACTGGTCCAGCGCTGCGGTCTCGCAATACATGGCCGCGCTCAGGTGGTAGTCACGGTCGATGATTTCGCGGTGCAGTTTGGCGCGCAGGCCTTCCTGCTTAATGTTCCACATGCTGATGGTTTTCAGGTCGGCGCCGATGCGCACCCCGTTCAGGTCGATTTCCAGATCCGGGCGTACACGGACTTCGAGTCCGGTTTCGTCGTCAAAGCCAAAGTAGCTCACTTCAACGGCGCGGCTCGGGTGTGTCAGCAGCTTGCCCGCGGTCGGGTGCTCGAGCAGGGCTTTCTGAATGCTCAGTGCAGTGCTCAGTTGCTGGCGGGTGACCAGCACTTTCCCTTGCGGATTCTCGCGCCACGCATCCAGTAGTTCGTCGGCGAAGACGGCGTTCGGATTAACAGACTTCACGGCCTGTATCAGATCCGCTTTGGTACCCGACACTTTCAGAGGAGTCGGTTGCTGTGCTTCCTGTGCCACGAGGTCAGGATTGATGATTGCTAACTGCTCGAGTAACGCATCACGGCTACCGCTGGTTTTCACCTGTGCAGGCAGAGTGGCGTTGTATTCCTTGATGCAGGCTTTCATCGCCGCTGCGGTTTGTTTCTGGCCGTCTTCAATACGCTGGTACTCAGCAGGCAGCGCCATGTAGTTTTGCCCAGTTTCTTCCAGCGATGCGCCGAGCGGCACCTGCTGAGGCAGGGCGGCGTTGTGTTCTTCCAGCAACACTTTGATATCGTCAGCTGACAGCTGCGCCGGCAGGCTGGCGTTATACTCATCAATAAACGAGCGGATTGTTGCTGTCGTGGTGAAAGCACCATCTGGAATCACCGGTTCAACGCTGAATTCTTCGTCGAGCTGTTCGGGCTGCAAAGCCAGCGCATGCACCAGGTTACCCATATCAAGCACTGGAGAGCGCTCTTTGACGATAGTCTTCTCTACGTGACGCGCATTAAAGTACATCAGCGACACGCGAGCATCTTTCACCTGAGTTGAGCTGATCCCGTTGGCGGCGTGGTAAACCTCGTTTGGTACACCTTCATAGCGGCCCGGCTCGAAGTATTCCGGCCAGGCTGCTTCTGGCTCTTCTTGTTTCGATTCTGGTACGTTTTGTTGCGCCTCAGGTTCAGATTGGCTCACAGAATCGTTGTTCTGGTGCGTCTCAGCCTGATTCTGGTTCTCTACGGTAACTGCTTCTTTACCAGTACCCAGATCGCCTTCGCCTGCCTGCACCGCATCACCAGCCTGTTTTTCATCACTGTCAGCTTTTTGAACCTGCACATTGCTGGTGGTCTCCGGATTCGTTTCTGTGCCATGAGTTGATGAGTTCTGCATTAAAGCGGACACGTCGAAAATACCGTTGCCAACATTTTTAACCAGTTCAGGTTCGGTGGTCGGCTGGCTTGTCCCGGTTTTCACCCATTTTGGGTCGTTCGGGTCGCTGATGCCCTCGACGTATTCACCGCGCGCGGCGGCAAGCTGTCGGTTGGCTTCTTCTACCGCGTCTTTTTCCGGAGTGTGTCGGGCAGCCGTGAGAGCTTCCTCGGTGGGGTTCTCGTGATCAGTCTCCGTTAAGTTGGCGTTGATATACCCCTGAAGGCGTCCGGGGTAGTGATAAAACTCAGGGTGTGCGCTTCGGATCAGCGCGAAAATAGCGGCGCGGGAATAATCCAGGATACCGGGCGTTGCGCGAAGTGCTGCGGACCATTCTTTGAACGGACTTTCCTTTTTCTTTACGATTTCTTTTGCGCGCCGGTAAACGCTGCCAGGTAGCTCATAGATATTAAAGTCCATAGGCAAAGTGGCCATTGCAATCTCTACGTCAAGAGTATCGAGAGTGTGTTCGTAATCAGGGTTACGGTCAGTCTTATTGCCACCGACAGCATTGGCGCCGCTTTCAGCGCGCTGAATAGCCGATACACGGTTGCCTTTTGCCCACTCCTTAACGAGCAAACAGCGATCGATATGCTCCGTCTCGAACCATGTTTTAAGGAACTGGATAACAGTCGCCAGTTCAGGAGTTTTTCCATCGACAGGGAATACTTTTTTAACGGCATTCACTATTTTGTGAATGTCATGTTCAATGGCTTTCTTGAACGCTTCAACATTCTCGGCGGCAAGCAGCAGGTTCTGGACATATGAATTATCGGTGTCCATTTCGAGACGCAGAATTTCTTTTTTCTGGGAGGCGTCGACGTGATAAAGATACTCACCTTCACCTATGTACTGAGCAAGAACGCGGTGACGGAGAGGCATAGTTGCGACAACAGTCAGCTCGGGGGCTGGGGCTGTTGCCTGGGCAGGGCTGTTGCTTTCGTTACCAAAATTTTCGGAGTGGTCTTCCAATACCTCGCCTGTTTCGGTATCAACACCGTCAACGATGTGCTGGCGGGCCACGGCGGCGGCTTCAGATGATGGCAGGGTGACGCCGGGGATTTGTTCCCAAGTCATGCCATCTTCACCGAGGCGATAATAATTAGTGAAGGTAAAACTTATTTCACCTTCCGGCGGCAGCTCGTTGACTACCGGAAAATTGGTGCGGATCGGCCTTGCATAATCCTTACCGCGGCCGGTTTCAATTTCAGCATCTTCCAGAACGACATCCAGCATAAGGTTGGCGCGCGCTTCTGATTTTGCAGTGAACCAGACCGTCGCATCTTGCTTTCCGGATTTCTGCGTAGCTTTTACTACATAGAAAAATTCCATGTGAGATCCTCTTTTTTAGATGTAAGATCCCCGGGCCAGAGATAGCGCCCATTGGGTGAACTTTGGTTTTTTGTGTAGTTTTCCGGTGGAACTTTGGTCGGTGTCACCGGACGTATGGGCCGCCTTGCGCGGCTTTTACGTTAACTTTCGTGCGCCATCTGGTCGTATGAGGCACAACGTACAGAGCAGTAATCGCGCTCTTCATGTGTCAGCTGCGCGCCGCGAATCAGCATCAGCTCGTTTTTTACTTCTTTGCCTTGCTCAATCGGCTTTCCACACAGGTGGTAAGCGCATGTCTTTTGTTTAAGCATCCGGATCTCCTTTCTGCGCCAGCAGGTAGCAGAGGCGGCGGATTAAAACCTCAATCCGGTTGAGCGGGACAGCCTGCTGTCGAGCTGGTTTACGTGCGAAATCAATCATTCTCACCCTCGTTTGCCTTATCGCCGGCCAGCGGAACGTTTTAAACCTTCTGCGCGTTAACTTTTCCACCTCATTCCGGTCTTCGTATGCCCCGGACGGCTACTTCGTGGGCGTCCTGCCTGGGTGGTTCGTTGTTGCTATGGATTAATTAAACACAATGTTTATTAGTGTGTCAACATAGTGAGTGTTTTTATATAAACAAATTGTTTATTTGTTTGGAGGGGGTGGTGTGGGTAGTATGTATTTTAAGGTTTCATATGGTCATAAAATCATCAAAGAGGGTTAGCTATGGATCGTGACGAGCTGGAAGAAGACCGTGCGGCATTCATTGCGGGTGAGATTGGCGGCGCAGTGGTCGAATTGATAATCGACGGCGTAGTGATCAGCCGTGATGCGATCGTTGAACGTCTGGAGGAGAAGCGGAGGAGAGTCGGGAACGTTATTCACAAAGGTGTATTGCGGGACGCGGCTGCTATGGTGAGGAAAGGGCAATAAAAAACCCGGCTCGGTGGCCGGGTTCTCTACTGTTTGGTAAGTAGTTTATATGCTGTATATACAGCACCAATTATGGCAGGAATGGCTAAAATTATTGCTAGTTTGGCTTCTGCTACGGTCGTTTTCGTGTTTGCTTCAGTGAGTTTTACTGAGGTATTAATTTTTTCTGAAAGAGATTTATTGACGGCGTCAAAACGCTTGTCGACTTCATCAAATCGTTTGTCGATTGCGTTGAATCGGTCGTCTACACGTTCAAATTTATTATCGATGCGTGTAAGGGTTTCATTAAGCCGTGACAAAGTTGACTCAATCGAGTCGACTTTTTTTTCGAGTCGTTCTAGTCGCTCCGTCATGCTGCCTCCACCGCCGTCACCGCCACCATAACCATGGTTCGGATTATGCACGCCGTATTCTTCGTTGGCAACTTTAGCTTCTCGCATAACAAAAGCTGATCGTGACATGTCAAAGCTTCCATTCTTTTGATAAATAGAAAAAACACTCGCTATTATGAATCATTCGACTACTTTCATTGTCGTCAACCACGTGGAGGGATAAGGTTACTCTGTAAACCCCTTCATTTTCAGCGTGAATATTCATAATTGACATATTTTCAATGCTTACAGATTCATTGCCAGAAGTTGTACCCGCAACGATAGGGTCTGTTTGAAGAGACTGATTGCTTCCAAATTCAACCCTTTGATCGCCATAAAATAAATCGACATCAACGCGATAATTTACTTTGGTTCTGATGATCAAACCAAAAGAAACATCAATGCTAATTTTACCTGATTGCTCATCTGGCTTTATCCATGGCTGCGGGTAGTTCAGCGAGCGGGCTATCTTTCCGGGAAAGATTTGAGATACGTATAAAAAAGAAATTCTTTCCATATGTTAAACCCTCAACCGTGCTTCCTGTAGATCTGTGGCGTATTACTCCGCATCACCCTTAATCCGCCGCCCCATGTACTTCGCATACAGTTCGTCTAGTTCCTTCAGGCGCAGCGAGACAATCCGCAACATGTTCTGTTGTTCTTCTTCATTTGGTAGTTGGTTGTAGAGTTCCAACAGTCTCCGTTCGTCGTGCCTCAAACCATCTTTGGCATCCACGTCTTGTCCTAAAACCCATTCCAGGCTAACGCCAAGCGCATCGGCAAGTTTTATTGCAGAGCTTTTACCTATTGCTCCCCTGACAAACCAGTTGTTGACCGATTGAGCGCTCACACCGCAGATCCTCGCTATATCCGCTTTGGATATGCGCTTCTTCTCAATGATCTCATTTAACCGCCGAACCTGCGGATTGTCAGTTTGGTGTGTGTTTTTTCTCATATATCGAAATTCTAAACTAAAAGTTTATCTCCTCAACATTCATAATGTTGACTTTAAACTAAACATAATGTTTAATTTTGTTTGTAACTTCTAAGGAGTGGTTTATGAACGCATTAGAAAAAGCCATACAAGTTGCCGGCAATTCTTCAAAGCTGGCAGAAAAGCTCGGTGTTTCGTCAATGACAATTAGTCACTGGAAAAAACGTTACGGTGGTGTTGTACCTAAAGGCCGAGTTTTCCCCATTTTTCATGTAACTGGCATCACCCCACACGAACTTCGCCCTGACATGTATCCAAACCCAACAGATGGATTACCAAGCCAAGAGGCATCAGCCAAATAACCATAGAGGATATTTACCCATGGAGAACGCAATTGCACGAAAGTTAGACCCACCAGAAATCAACCCGATTGAGATAGAGAGCGTCCTGCTCAACCGGCTTGCATCAGTAGGGCAGAAATCATACGCCGAGCATATGGGCATCAGCGAGTCGACAGTCAGCAGGCGTAAAGCTGAGGGATATTTCTGCAACATGGCGAAAGAACTGGCTTTTCTTGGGATTCAGGCCGCGCCACCGGAGGCGGTACTGGTATCCAGAAACTATCTCACAGCTGTAGAGATTCTCGCTGATGCCGGGCTAAAGGCTGAACGAGCCAGGCCGGATGCGCTGGGGTGGGACTGAAAATGGCAGCAACCAAAAAGGCGAAAGCCGTGGTGAGGGGTCACCAACGGCTTTCTGGTGCAATTCATTGCGAATTCATTGCGAGGTCATTATGACAAACGCTATTCAAAAACGCCAGGCACAGGAGGTTTAACTGTGTCTAACGTCGCTTACGCTAATTTTGCGGCGCATGCTGCCGCAAGGAGCAACAGGATGGAGAACCAGAAGACCGGATTCATCCCGTTGTACCGGAGTGTACTGAAGAAGCCTTGGGCGAAAGATGTATTCCTGCGCACGCTGTGGGAGAACCTTCTGCTGGGCGCGGCCAGAGATCCGTATACAGCATTCTTCAAGGGCAGGCAATGGCACCTGCAACCCGGTCAACTGGTCGTCACAGCAGCAGATCTCGGGCTTCAGTTGTGTGATCGTCATGGCAATCCGACAAGTCGCGATGCAGTGGAAAGGATGCTGTCTGTTTTTGTCCGCGAAGGAATGATCTCCATCGAGGGAGAGAAACGAAAAGGTAGGGTGATCACAATCACAAATTACAGTGAATATGCTCAAAAAATGAACGATTTGCCCGCACATAAAGCCGCACATATGAGCGCACATGATGAAGCCAGTAACGGCGCGGGTTTGTCGGTGGGGGCCGCACATGAAGGCGCACATACAAGCGCACATCATGAACAATATATATTAAATACTAACGTATTTAATGTACGTCAGAGAATTTCAAAAGTTGTTCCCGACGCGGCTGTCCAGACTCCGAGAGGTGACAAGTGGGGGACTTCTGACGATCTCCGCTGCGCTGAGTGGATGCTGGCACTGCGCAATATCACTAAACCATCCCTGAAAAAACCGAACATGGCTGGCTGGGCTAATGATATACGCCTGATGCGTGAGCTGGACGGGCGCACCCACAAAGAGATTTGTGAACTGTTCAGGTGGGCCTGCAAAGACTCGTTCTGGTACAAGAATATTCTCTCCCCCGCAAAGCTCCGCGCCAAGTGGGACACGCTAACCCTTCATCGCGAAGACACAACTCGCAAGCCACGCGCAGATGTCAGTGCAAGAAAATCCGAAACTGGCCCGCACTGGAACAGTGCTGAAGCATGGGAGAAATTTATATGACCCCGGATCTTTATCGTGCAATTCAGAATCGCGACGGCGAAATGCTGGCGCGCATGGCTGGCGATTCTTACGAGGGCCGTAAGGTTGTTAACGCAGATGCTGAAAAGCTGGTGGATATGCTTTTTGAAAACCTCATGCAGGTATTTCCGGCATCCACTCAGACGAACCTCCGTACTGGCGATGATATTCGCGTTGCAAAGCAGCAATGGATCGCCGCCTTCGCAGAGTCAGGTATCACATCACGTGAACAACTCTCCGCCGGAATGCAGAAAGCCCGTTCCAGCCAGTCTCCGTTCTGGCCGTCGCCAGGTCAGTTTATTTCGTGGTGCCGTGAGGGGAGTGGAGCACTCGGGGTCAGTGTTGACGACATCATGGGCGAATACTGGCGTTGGCGGAAGCTTGTTTTCCGTTATCCGACCAGTGAGCAATTCCCCTGGAGGGATAAAAACCCGCTGTATTACCACGTCTGCCTGGAGCTGCGCCGCCGGGGAACGGAAGGGCAGCTTAGCGAAAAAGAACTGCACCGGGCCGCTGGCGACATTCTGCATGAGTGGGAAAAGCGAGTTCTTGCAGGTAAACCCATACCGCCTGTTCGTCGCGCTTTAGCCTCGCCGTCGCGGGATCGCGGTCCAACGCCAGCCGAGATGTTAATGGCGAAATACAAACAACGCAAAGACGCCGGTCTGATTTAACAGGAGCAACCCAATGAGCATTACGGACATTCTAAATACTGGACTCGCCTTAATGGGGTGGCTGTTCATCATGTTCAGGACAGGTCAGTGGTTTATCTCAGTTGCGCTAAGGCAATGGGATAAGCGCAGAAAGCAATCTCGTCGGCAAAAGGCAGTAAACGAATTTTACGATGCGTTTGACCTGTCCAGTATCGAACCTGGTACAACGGTTCGCCTGGCGACTAAAGGCGATCTGACAATCATGATGTTTCGCCAGGAGGCCGCCCAATGAGCAACATCGACAAACTCAATGACCATGAACTGGTTGATCTGAAAAACGCTATCGAAAGAGAGCTTAAACGACGCGCTGATGGGCCAAAAGTCACCACGTATTATGTCGTCTCCTGCATCACTGATGCTCAGAATTTTACTGATTTGGACTGCGCCTTACGTTGCTTAAAAAGTGTCACCGAAGACCTTATGGAGTGGGTGGCGGAATCCCCAGAAAACCGGGATTACGTCAATCGATGCACAGGCATTGTTGGGGCAAAACTCCAGGTGGAGGAGATGAATCTCGATCACTTCAACATGTGCGTCGCAGAAAAATATTTCGACGATATTTGTTATCCACCGGAGACTGCCCAATGAGCAACATCGACAAACAGGCGCTACGAGAGCGCTATTCACCAAAACCTGTACCTGAATGCCACATTTGCGGCAAAGAAATGACAATACAGCGCATGTCTGCCAGTCGAATTACCTATGGCTGCACGGGCGCGACATATGACGATACAGGTTGCCACTACGCAGATGGCCGCAGTATCGCAGATGACCATTATGAACAGTCTCGCGTCACTGTCGTCGATGTTAGCGACACGGATGTGCTGGCGCTGCTGGATGAACGGGAAAGAAACCAGCAATACATCAAACGCCGTGACCAGGAGAACGAGGATATTGCGCTTACGGTTGGGAAGCTGCGAGTTGAGCTTGAGGAGACAAAATCAAAACTCAACGAGCAGCGAGAGTATTACGAGGGCGTTATTGCTGATGGAAGTAAGCGCATAGCAGAACTGGAGAATAGCGAGACGCAGCTCATCAATGAACGTGATGCTGCTGAATCTGCCCTGAGCGATATGTACCAGGCCGCAACAGGAGAGCGTCCAGAATGGAGCAATATGTTTGGTTTCGCTGACGCCGTTGATGTGGTGGAAGAACGACTGGCGACGCTGGAGGCCAACCAAAGTCAAACCACGCCAACGGGAATTCAGTTCATCACAGAAGCCATAGGTGCGCACGGCTATATCGTTGGCTGCCTGTTGCAAGGTCGCCCTGATTTGGCGCTGGAAGAATCGAGAAAGTGGGTATCCGCTTTCGGTCAGGCGGCGGAAATAGTAAGTGCGCAAGACGCCGCTGGCATTGGCGTGAAGGGGGAGTGAGATGGCGCTGACACACGATGAACTTTGCCAGATCGCTTACTCCTTCCTGAAACGAAATGGCTTTAAGGTCTGCTTTCATGATCGTTTTGTGGCAGTGACCAGCACCGGAGAACAGCCAGACGCGATGGGGTTCAGAAATTCTGCGTCCTGCTTGATAGAGGCTAAATGCTCACGCGCTGACCTTCTCGCCGACAGAAAAAAACGTTTCAGGCAGAATCCTGAACTTGGCATGGGTGACTGGCGATTCTTCATCAGCGAGCCTGGAATCATAACTGTCGATGATTTGCCTGATGGGTGGGGATTGCTGCACGTAGTTAACGGAAAGGTACGCAAAGTTCATGGCTGGCCAATGGGTAACTGCTGCTGGGGGAATCCTAAAGATAAGCCATTCACAGGAAATAAGCAGGTTGAGTGCGACTACATGCTGTCTGCATTACGTCGCATGGAACTACGTGGCCATCTCAATGAAATTTATGACGGCGTGATAGTTAACAAACCGGAAGGAAGCGCAGCATGACCACTATTACCAAAGAATTCACCAAAGAGCAGTTAATTGCAAAGGCACAAGAGCAGATTGCATTTTGCCGAGACACGAAGATAACAGGCGAAGGCCGCACCCACGTAAACCAATGTTCGGCGCTGTTTGAAATCGCACTGGCATCGCTTACCACTGAGCCTGATGGGCTTAAGCAAGCCGTTGAGTTTTACGAGCAGGTTAAGCAAGAAAATATACCAGTTGAAACAGGCGCATGGAAAGACGCCGTTAATTGGGTACTCGAAGAAGCCTGCCGCGCTGCCATGCTTCAGGCTAATCAACGCGACCTTTCTCAACCAGTAGACCCGCAGGTTGCCGAATATGAGCAAATCATGCTTCAGGCGGGCAACTATCCGGTAATTCCGGATGGCTGGATAAGCTGTAGTGAGAGAATGCCAGAAGACGAGCAAGAAGTAATTGTTCATAACAAGTTGGGATACCGTTATGTTTCATATTTTGATGAGCATTCTGGACTATTTTTTGACATGCGAGGCGGCAATCAGATGAACTGTATTGAGCATATCTTGGTTACGCACTGGATGCCGCTGCCAGCAGCACCAGAACCAGATCAGAACTAATGTCCCGTATCTACATGCCGGTCCTGTGATCGGCATTAGTGAAAAATCAAAAAATACGAATCAGTGATTTGTAATCAACATTTCTTAGGTTTGTAGATATGCGAATAATAACCAGGAAGAAACCTGCGTTCACTGACCTGTACCAGACTGGTGTTCTGACGCGTATAGCAGCCGTTAAGACTGACAGTGGCGGCTGGCGCCTGTTTGGAGTGTGGCGTGATCAGGATATCGCTGTATTTGTGGAAGCGGCGCGCGGCGGCATCCGGGAATGGTCCGGCTTAAATTATCTGGCTGAGTTTGTGTTCAGTTGCGGCATTAGTCTCTGGGAGGTTCACAACAAGACGGATCGGAAAACTCCGGCATGAAGTGTTGCGTCATAACCCGCTGCGGCGGGTTATCAGGAGTAATTGACACAAACAGCTATCCGGGGTGTGAGGAGTTTATAACTAATATTGGGTGATATTGATATAATGCACTTTTACGTGTAACGCTGGAGGCATTATATGTCATTTGTTGATTCGAATCTCGTTGGTGATGAGGTTGTGCTATACCGCGGTCATGTCACTCTATGGGCTTTGTTACCTTGGATAGTATGGGGTGTTATCATCGCAGTTTTTACCTATGGAATTGGTTTGCTGCTAATACCGTTTGGGTATTTCATGTTATTAACCAATGAGGCCGCTATTACAAGTAAAAAATTAATTGCAAAAACTGGGTTTATTCGTCGTGATACGGTGGAGATACCAATAAGCAAGGTATCAAGTCTTCGTGTTACGCAAGGGATCTTTGGGCGAATTTTAGGATTCGGAACTTTAATCATTAGCGATTCTGGATCTGCACATGCACCGGTTCGTTACATCAAACATCCGTTAAAATTTCGGCGCCGGTTTTTCGAAATTCAGGAAGGTAAGGAACATCCTTTAAAGCGCCACTCCCCGGTAATTGACAGTAGTAATCTTCCGGAGTTATAGTCATCTGGCGCCAGCAAAATCTGGCGTCGGGATTGGAACCCCGGATATCTAAGTGACGCATACCGCGTTGAGCGGTTTTTTTATGCGTAAAGCACAGTTACATCCAAATTATGGTGGGCTGTGTGGGGCAGCCGAAAGGCTGGCCGGGTTCACTTAGCCGGTAGTTCCAACCCTGCACAGTTCACCACCCTAAGATTGGAACCTGACGGTGGTGATGAATGCCACTAAGTGAGGTTTAACATGACCAATCAACTCGCATTTCATAACACCAAATTCAATGTCATAAACCACAACAACCAGATCTGGCTTACTGCTGTCGAGATTGCCAAGGCGCTTTGCTATAAATCCGACGACGCCGTTACAAAAATTTATAACCGCAACATTGATGAATTTTCCCCTGGGATGTCCGAGACGGTCAATTTGGGCGTCTCGGGAAATCTTTCTAAATCCGTCCGCATTTTCTCCCTTCGCGGCGCGCATTTAATTGCAATGTTTGCCCGCACTCCTGTTGCCAAAGAATTCCGCCGCTGGGTTCTGGATATCCTGGATCGGGAAGTTCGTTCCGCAGGTGCCGATCACCTGCCAACCAAATTTCATCAAAGGGTACTGCTTTACCTGAATGAAAACGGCCAGGTGAAGGACACTTATCCGCTAACTGAGGATCAGGTAGTCATGTCATTTGATGCCTTTGTGGGCTATTTCAGGAAAAAGGGATGGATAGTAGCTCCCAGGGATGAGGTATTGGGCTGTTTGGTAGGTGCGGTACAAAAAATACGCTGATCTATCGAATGACCTATTCAACCCGCTGCGGCGGGTTTCCCCGTCTGAAATCTGATATGAAACAACACGCTAGCTTTTGCAAAAAGTGCTTTTAGCCTCTTGAATATTCTTTTCAACAGGTATACTGTGTTTATATACAGTATTTAAATGTAGAGGGAATTATGAAGATAGAACTTACGATCAATAAGTCGAAAGAACTGCCGCGCGGCGCCATACCTGCACTTGAGAAAGAGCTGCTTAAAAGGCTTCAGAATCAATATGAAAATTGCTCTCTGGTTATACGAAGAGCTGGTGCCGATAGTTTGACTGTTTTCGGTGGTGAGAAGGGCGATAAAAAGAAGGTAGAGGAGATCCTTCAGGAAACGTGGGAAAGCGCTGACGACTGGTTTTATTAATATTGCGCTTAATGCTGGCGCGCATTTTTCAGAATACCGCAATTTGCGTATCCCTTTGATGCTGCTGCCGACAATTTTTAACCGCGTCTGTACATCGCCTGAAGGGAGAACAAAAATTGAGTAATTCAGCTTTGCAAAAGTCAGAAGATAGCTGGTATGACATTGTAAGAAGATCTGATGGCTGCGTGGTGTTTAGCTTTCCATCATCAGGCAGGCATCTTATCTATCGTGTAAATGGCATGGTATCTATGCGTCCTTTGCTGGATGATGAAGAAGTTTTTACTCCCAACGGTTTTATGCATTTTATTCGCCGTCTCGGCTACCGGGTAACACCACCTTCTGATAATATGAAATCAACGGCCTGAACAACCGTTAACCTTCTGCGCCACGGGGAATAACCATGGCGCACGAATTACAACTCATCAAGCAGTCATCTGGAATTCTGATCCCCGCAACGCCGGAGACCAGCGATATTCTGCAATCAAAAATCAAACTCGGCGCCGTGCTGGTGGCTGAGTTCCGTCAGGTGAGGAATCCTGCATTCCATCGCCGCTTTTTCGCGTTGCTTAATCTTGGGTTTGAATACTGGGAACCCACCGGCGGCGCCATTTCTGCCAATGAGCGCAAACTGGTAAACGGTTATGCAAAGTTTCTCGCTGCATATGGCGGGAATGAAAGCGCATTACTGGATGCTGCTGAACAGTATCTGGAACAGATTGCAAACCGCCGGGTAACAAACGGAATTAGCCTCTGTAAATCTTTCGATGCATACCGCGCATGGGTGACGGTTGAGGCTGGTCACTATGACGCCATCCAGTTACCGGACGGCACCCTTCGCAAACACCCCCGCAGCATCGCTTTTTCCAGTATGGATGAGGTCGAATTTCAGCAGTTGTATAAATCTGCGCTCGATGTTCTTTGGCGCTGGATTTTATCACGTACATTCCGTACTCAGCGCGAGGCCGAGAACGCCGCTGCCCAGCTAATGAGCTTCGCGGGGTGAAGGCGATGAAATATTCCTGGTTCCATCATCACGACTGTACAACCGGGCAGGCCGACGAGCTGGTGGCCCGGTATCGGGCGCGCGGTGTCAAAACTGAGCGTAGCCTCAATCCGGATTACACCACCTGGACAGTTAGCGCGTTTCTCCCTGCCTCCAGCAAACCGCCACGTATTGATAACCGCTGGCGTAACCGGGTCTGGGGGTGAACATGGCTAAATTACCGCGCCGTAAGTGCGCAAACAAAGAATGCCGCCAGTGGTTTCACCCGATACGCGAGGGGCAGATCGTTTGCTCGTACCAGTGCGCCAGCGCCGTCGGCAAAGAACAGACCAGAAAAGCTCGCGAAGCCGCGCAACGTAAGGCGCAATCCCTTCAGCGCGCCGCTGAGAAAAAAGAACGCGCCGCCTGGCGCCAGCGGAAAGCCGCGGTTAAGCCGCTGAAGCACTGGATTGACTTGACGCAGCGCGCCGTAAATGACATTTGCCGCGAAACCGAACTGGCAGAAGGACTCGGTTGCATCTCCTGTGGAACGAAGACGGCGTTCGCATGGCATGCAGGGCATTACAGGACTACGGCCGCCGCGGGGCATCTGCGCTTCACTCGCTTCAACATCCATCTTCAGTGTGATGTCTGCAACGTCTACAAATCAGGGAACATCGAAGCATATCGTGCCGCGCTGGTTGAGCGTTACGGTGAGGCGGCGGTGCTGGCACTCGAGAACAGTAACACCCCGCACCGCTGGACGGTCGAGGAGCTGAAGGAAATCAGGCTCGCGGCACTGGCGGATCTGCGTGCGCTAAAAAAGCTGGAGGCGGCATGAAACCAGAACTGATCGAGATACTCCGCATGCGCTGGCAGCGCCTCCGTATTTACCGCCGTCCGGGGTCGGTGTTGGTTGACTACCGCATCCTGCGCAATTTTGTTCGTATTTATCAGTTCACAGGATTTACTCAATGAACGCTCTATACCTCCAGTATGTACGTGAACAGCTAATGGTAGCGACAGCCGATTTAAGCGGGGAGACTAAAGGGCAGCTTTTGGCCTGGCTGGAGAACGCGCAATTCGACACGAAAAACTATCCCCGAAAAAAACAGCGTATCTGGGACGAGGAAACAGAAAGCTGGATAACGTTAAATAACCCACCAATTCCCGGCAAGCAGTCGCTGGCGAAAGGAAGCGCTATCCCGCTGGTGAAGCCTGTGGAATATTCCACTGCCTCATGGCGCCGGGCAGTTCTTTCACTCGATGAACACTACAAGGCGTGGTTGTTGTGGAATTACAGTGAGAATACCTGCTGGGAACATCAGGTCGAAATAACACAATGGGCTTGGGGGCAATTCAGCCAGCAACTGGAGGGTAAGCGGGTAGCTAAAAAGACTATTGACCGCCTGCGCCAGCTTATCTGGCTTGCAGCGCAGGATGTGAAATCGGAATTAGCTGGCCGTGATGTCTATCAGTATGGTGATCTCGCTGCGCTGGTGGGTGTTAACAAAACAAACTGGTCTCAAAATTACGTGGAGCATTACGAGGCAATGACCAGACTGTATAAGAGATTAGACTCCCAAGCGCTACATCACGTTGTACAATCACGTTCACAGCAAAAAGCAGCAAATTATCAGCAATGTATTGCATAAATGAACTAATTAGCATATATTTTATGTAAATCTGATATCGTCGCCATAGCTTCAATCGTCGACCAAACAAATCCAAGCCAAGCCTCGCATCGTGCGGGGCTTTTCTGTTTGTGCCGTCCGGAATAATCCCTCTGAGTTTTGTCGTTAATCCACCGGGCGGCCTTCCTACTTCACACTGCGCCATCCGAGCTATCGGAGGTGAGGCTTATGAAAATGCACAACGATCCCCATTCCTGGCAGGGCTGGCTGGAGCTGTTCCAGAGCTGGTGGCGAGGAGATACGCCGCTGGGCGCTGTTCTGATGTCGTTATTTATGGCCGGTCTGCGCATTGCCTATTTTGGCGGTAACGGTGGCTGGAAGAAAAAAACACTCGAAATTCTGCTTTGCGGCGCCCTGACGTTGACCTTCTCATCTGCGCTGGAATATTTCGGCTGGCCCAAATCTCTGTCTGTTGCAATTGGCGGTGGTGTCGGCCTTATCGGCGTGGATGCTATCCGGGGCTTCGCAATGAAGTTTATCAGTGGTCGTATCGGTGGGGATAATAACAAGGTTTAATCATGAACGAGTCTCAATTTCAGCAGGCGGCTGGTATCAGCGCCGAACTGGCTGCGCGCTGGTATCCACATATTACGGCGGCAATGAGCGAATTCGGTATTACTGCTCCACTGGATCAGGCCATGTTCATTGCTCAGGCGGGACATGAAAGTGCTGGTTTTACAAGGCTGGTGGAGAGCTTCAACTACAGTATCGCCGGGCTGACCGGATTCATCCGCGCCGGGAGAATCACTCCAGATCAGGCCAGTACTCTTGGGCGAAAAGCCTGTGAGAAGGCGCTTCCGCTCGAGCGACAGCGTGCAATAGCTAATCTGGTATACAGCAAGCGAATGGGTAACAACGGGCCTGGCGACGGCTGGAACTACCGCGGGCGTGGACTTATCCAGATCACAGGTCTGAACAACTATCGTGATTGCGGTAACGGGATCAAAACTGAGCTCGTTGCCCATCCGGAGCTACTGGCACAGGATACGTATGCTGCCCGTAGTGCAGCGTGGTTCTTCGCCACTAAAGGGTGTCTGAAATACTCCGGCGACATGGTACGCGTTACGCAGATAATCAACGGAGGACAGAACGGTATTGGTGATCGGCGAGAGCGCTTTGAAAAAGCAAAATCGGTGCTGGTATGAATCTGTTACCTGTATTGCTTAAAAAATTCTGGAAGCCATTAGCAGAAATACTGCTGGTGGCTTTTTTGTTATGTGCTGGTGCGTACTGGTGTTATTCACGAGGTTATCAGAAGGCAGATTCATCCTGGAAATTCCAGTGGGCGCAACGAGACCTTACTGATGCGACCGCAGCATTGCAGCTTGAAGTAACCGAAAGAGCGAAAGAGCAGCGTCGCCAGCACGCCGCAGATGAAGAACGGAAAAGAGCCGATGAAGAACTGGCAAAAATACAGGCCGATGCTGATGCTGCTGAGCGTGCTCGCGGTGGGCTGCAACAGCAGCTCGCAGCAGTACAACGGCAGCTTGCAGGAAGTGAAACCGGCAGGCTTTCCGCTCTTGCCGCAGCAAGCCAGGCAAAAGCCGAGACCGGAATATTGCTCGCCCAGTTGCTTGGCGAAGCTGACGATCTGGCGGGAAAATTCGCAAAAGAGGCTGATGAGCGTTTTGTCGCCGGAAGTACCTGCGAGCGCACCTACGACAAAGTAACGGGGAACAGTAATGGAAATTAAGTTGATTAAATACTGGAAGGTTGAATTATTTGAGGAACCAAAGGTTACTGCTTCTGTAATCAATGGAATTCTCCCCATTGAAGAAAGGCGCCCGTTTTTAACAGGGTACTCAAACACCCAGTTCGACTTGCGAAAAGCTGTGATTAATGGGGAAGAGTTTATCACCCTGTGTTGTGATCCTGGTTCACTTCAAACTCGTTCCGTTCGCATCAGCAGAATCCATGAATTTAAATGTACACCGATTTATGAGAGCGAGACACTTTTCAGGAAGCTGCTAAGCCACTGATGAAATGGCTGGTTGAAAATGTGCACCCACATCATCAAGCCATTGTGACCAGTTCACATGCAGAGCTGCTGGAAAGTCAGATCGTGGCTAAGACTGACGAATTTCTGAAGGGATAAGGCATTACAGCAGGCATTCCCTGAGTGTCTGCGATAATGACAAACAGGCAGGTGATCAGATATGGCAAAACCGGACTGGGGAGCACTGCAACACCAGTTCCTCGCCGAGCATGCTAAATCCGGTATATCCCCAAAAGACTGGTGTGAAGCGCAGGGACTGAATTACGCTACTGCCCGCCGTTACATCAAGAAACCGACTGCGCAAAGTGCGCAAAAAAATGCGCAGAAAAAAATGCGCACTGCGCAGGCAAAAAAAAGCGCAGAAAAACTTCTTAATAGTGAACTCACTCCCCAACAGAAACGCTTTGTCGCTGAATATCTCATAGACCAGAACGCAACAGCCGCAGCCGAACGCGCTGGTTACAGTGACGCAAGTTACGGAAGACAGCTCCTCACAGTACCTCACGTTGCGCAGGCAATTGCGCAGCAGCAAAGAGATTCACTTGTGCGCACTTTGGCGAGTGCCGACGAAGTGCTCGCGCAGATGTGGCAACTCGCCACCTTCGACGCAAACCAGCTTTCACAATATCGCCGCGGTGCGTGTCGTTACTGCTGGGGCTTTGGCCATCAATATCAGTGGCGCGATGCAGTTGAGTTTGAAGAGAAGCGGCTGGAAGCTAAAGAACGCGACAAGCGTGAGCCAGTCGACGTGGGCGGCTATGGATATGACCACACCCGTGAGCCTAACCCTGCCTGCCCGCGCTGCAATGGTGACGGAATAGGCCAGCCTTACTTCGCTGATACCAGGAAACTCTCCCCTGATGCTGCTCTGGCTTATTCCGGTGTGAAGCTGGGTAAGAATGGTGTCGAGATAACGGCAATCAGCCGCGAGCGTATGTACGAAGCCGTAATGAAGCGCCTGGGCCTGGCCGATAGCGAATTCGCGCAGCGCCTCCAGCAAATCGAAATCGACCGCCGGCAGCTGGAGATTGAGAAACTCCGCAAAGAGCTGGCCGGTGATGGTGATGATGACGAACCAACACCAGTGCAGATCAATATCAACGTAGTGGATGCGAGGGAAGAAGATGGGGATCAGCCCGACACTTAACATCCCACAGGCTCGCTTCCTAGCGATGGAGCACAAGTTTAAAGCCTACGTTGCCGGGTTCGGTTCCGGTAAAACGTGGGTGGGTTGTGGCGGCATCTGCAAAGGGATGTGGGAACACCCGAAAATCAACCAGGGTTATTTCGCGCCGACCTACCCGCAGATTCGTGACATCTTCTACCCGACAATTGAAGAGGTGGCCTTTGACTGGGGGCTGAGCGTCAAAATCAATGAGGGTAACAAAGAGGTTCACTTCTATGAAGGGCGACGGTTCCGCGGGACAACAATCTGCCGCTCGATGGAGAAGCCCGGCTCGATAGTTGGTTTCAAAATCGGTAACGCGATGGTGGATGAGCTGGATGTCATGGCGGCTGCCAAAGCGCAGCAAGCTTGGCGAAAAATCATCGCCCGTATGCGTTACAAGGTTGATGGGCTGCGTAACGGTATTGACGTCACGACAACGCCGGAGGGGTTCAAATTCGTTTACCAGCAATTCGTGAAGGCAGTACGTGAAAAGCCAGAGCTCTCAGCCCTGTACGGTCTGATACAGGCCAGCACGTTCGACAACGCGAAGAACTTGCCCGCGGATTACATCCCTTCACTGATGAATTCCTACCCGCCGGAGTTGATTAAGGCGTATCTGAGGGGGCGCTTCACCAACCTGACCAGCGGCACCATCTATCACCAGTTCGATCGACGTCTGAATAACTGTACTGATGAAGAACAGGCAGGCGAACCGCTCTACATCGGCATGGACTTTAACGTTGGCAAAATGGCGGCCATCGTCCACGTCCTTCGCAATAGCGAGCCGCGTGCGGTACGTGAATTGATAAAAGTTTATGACACCCCGGCCATGATAAAGCGTATCCAGGAAGAGTTCTGGCGCTACGAGGGCGGGCGCTATGTTGCCTCCAGGCAGGTTTACATCTATCCGGATGCTTCCGGAGATTCACGCAAGTCCAATAACGCCAGCGCCACCGATATTGCGCAGCTCAAGCAGGCCGGATTCAGTGTGGTGGTGAATGCTGCCAACCCGCCGGTAAAGGATCGTATCAACTCCATGAATGCCATGTTCTGCAACGGCAACGGTGAGCGCCGCTACAAAGTCAACGTTGCTCGCTGCCCGGTCTATACAGACAGCCTTGAACAGCAGGTATGGGCGGCAAATGGCGAGCCGGATAAATCAGCAGACAACGATCACCCAAACGACGCTGGTGGCTATTTCATCGTGAAGCAATTCCCGATCATCAAACCCACCGGAAAAGTCACTCAACTACGGATGTAACTCCATGCCTGACATCTCAACACCCAATCTGGACTATGGGAACATGGTCGAGGCGTGGGATATCAACGATGCCCTGATGGGCGGCACGCTCTATATGCGACAACTGGGCGAGGCATATCTCCCGCGCTGGCCGAAAGAAGACAAAGAGGACTATAAAAAACGCATCTCCGTGGCCACGCTTTTGCCCGCCTACGAAGAGACCATTAAGCAAAACATCGGGCGCGTATTTGCCGAGCCGATTAAGCTGTCCGAGAACGTTCCTGATCAACTGCGCGAGTATGCGAAGAACATCGACCTGGAAGGCACCCGCCTCGATGTCTGGGCTCAGTCATTCTTCGGCCTTGCGATGCAGTATGGCCTCTCCCATGCGCTGGTGGACTATCCCCGGGTGGACCCAGAAAGGGTGAAAACCAAAGCGGATGAGAAAGCTACCGGCGCGCGCCCGTACGTCACAATGCTTAATCCCCGCCAGGTAATCGGATGGAGGTCGAAGATGGCGGACGGTAAGCTGGTGCTCACCGCGCTGCGCATCAAAGAGGTGGTTGTCGAGGACGGTGACGACTTCGGGCAAACAAAGGTGGAGCAGATACGTTATCTGACGCCGGGAAAGGTGGAAATCTACCGCAAGTCCAGAGGTACCGAGGGCGCGGCGAACTGGGAGATATTCGATCAATGGCAGACCTCACGTAAAGATATCACCCTGGTGACGCTCTACACCAAGCGCACCGGGTTTATGTGTGGTTCACCGCCTCTACTCAACATGGCCCTGCTGAATATCAAGCACTGGCAGAGCCAAAGTGAGCAGGACAACATCCTGCACGTCGCCCGGGTGCCGATACTGACGGTGTTCGGGCTTGAGCAGGGAGAAGAGCTGGTAATTGGGTCTTCGTCTGCCACGTCGTTCTCCGATCGGCAAAAGCAGGGCCTGGAATACGTCGAGCACACTGGCTCCTCTATCGGTGCCGGCAAAGAGTCGCTGGCAGAGCTGGTGGAGCAGATGCGCCAGGCTGGCGCGAAGCTGCTGCGTACGGAAAACACCTCTACCAAATCGGTAGACCAGACCTCCGAAGAGAAAATGCAGGAGCAGTCGCCGCTCTACACAATGGCCACTAGCCTCGAAGACGCGATCGACAACATCCTGCAGATCATGGCTGAGTACATCGGCGAGAAGGAGGGCGGCAACGTAGATGTGCGCACCGAGCTGGATGTTGAGTCGAAAGAATTCAACCCGCCTGCTGCGCTGGCTATTCAGTCCCTGCGCCAGGGCGGTGACCTTCGCCGTATCGATGCGATTAAAGCCCTGCAAAAACTCAACCTGATTGATGCCGATGCGGATCCTGATACGGTGCTGAGCGAGTTGCTGGCCGAGTCTGCGTCACTGAGTGAACCACCGCCGGGGGTGTGATATGGCCCGTTCCGTGAATGACAGGCTACTGGACGAGACCATCGCGCACGGCTTATACGTGACGCGTTACGGTACCGGCGTCGCCCGGCGCATGGTCGCGCTGCTGAACAAGTTGGATGCTGAACTGGCCTCCAGGCTGCTGGTGCTGCTGGATGGCAAGCGCGCAGATACCTACAGTGCGCGTCGTCTGGCCTCTCTACTGGCCGGTGTTCGTGAACTGAACCATCAAGCCTACGAACCGGTTAATGCGTCCCTGGCGCGTGAGCTGGTACGTTACACGGATTATGAGACCGGGTATCAGATGGACCTGTTCAGCAGCCTTATACCCGGGCAGGTGTTGAAACACGTCCCGCTGCAAAGCATTGCCCCAGAGCAGGTCTACGCCTCTGCGGTGGCGCAACCATTTCAGGGGAGATTGCTGAAAGAGTGGGGCCAAAAGCTTGAATCCGATCGGCTGGATAAAATCACCAGTGCCGTGCGTACCGGATTTCTTCAGGGTGAAACCGTCGAGCAGATCGTGAAGCGCGTCGCCGGCACGCCGCAACTTAACCGCCAGGACGGGGTTACCAATGCCTCACGTCGTGACCTTGCTGTTGTTGCCCGCACCGCGGTGAACCATATGGCAGCAACGGCGCGCCAGGAGTTTGCACAAGCCAATAGCGATCTCGTGAAGGCCAAACAGTGGTCTTCGACTCTGGACACCCACACTAGCCAGTGGTGCATCATCCGCGACCGCAAACTCTACTCGCTCGATGGCAAGCCGCTGGGCCATGCAATTCCGTATCTGCGCGGACCCGGCAAAATCCATTTTTGCTGTCGCTCATGCGAAATTCTGATTACCAAGTCGTGGGAGGAATTGCAGATAGCTTCTGGCGAACTGAGCAGCGCCACACGCGCTTCGATGGATGGACAGGTGCCATCGCATACCAGCTATGCCGAATGGCTCGTCAGGCAACCGTATGCACGGCAGGAGCAGGTGCTTGGCGTTACTCGCGCGCGGATGCTGCGTGACGGCAAAATCACCGTGCCTGAGATGTTCAATGACGCCGGGGAGTTTCTGACCTTGGACGAACTGCGCCGCGTGGATGCGTCGGCATTTGAGGGATAGGGTATGCGTAATGATGATTTTCACTGCGTGGGCGATGGCCGTGGCAGACGAAGGGTGTTTGTAAATGGCAATGAGGTAAAGAGCTGCGTTTGGGCGGACGTTAAGCGAGGTGTCGCATGCATTCATCCACACCCGCTACGGATTCATAAACGAAAGCGGAGTGAGGTTTACTCCCGCAAGCTACGCGGCGAAATTACAATCGAATTTATCTAACAGGCTGCCTTCGGGCAGCTTTTTTTATGCCTGCCGCTGAGCGGATGCGACGCGGTGCCCGGGTCGGATGACCCATTACGTATGGCCGGAAGGCTGGAGCAAAAAACAATGAAACTGAAACTTGATGCTAACGGAAATGTGGTCGTTGAAAACGGTATGCCTGTGTACATCCATGATGATGGCAAAGAGATCCCGTTCGATGCGGTCGCAGCGATGACCAAAATCACCTCCCTGAATGGCGAGGCGAAAACTCACCGCGAAGCGAAGGAAGCGGCGGAAGCCAATCTCGCGAAATTCTCGGGCATCACCGACCCGGCCAAGGCGCTCGAAGCCCTGGAGATGATGACCAAAATCGACCAGAAAAAACTGATCGATGCTGGTGCCGTTGACCAGGTAAAGGCGGAGATCACCAAAGTTTTCCAACAGCAGCTGGACGAAGCGAACAGCAAGACCCAGCAGTTGGAAACTCAACTCTACGACGAGATGATCGGCGGCCGCTTCGGTGGCTCTAAGTTCATTTCCGAGAAGATGGCGATCCCGACTGAGTTCGTGCGTTCCTACTTCGGTCAGAACTTCAAAATCGAAGAAGGGAAGGTTGTGGCCTACGACGGCCAGGGCAATAAGGTGTTCTCTCGCACCAAGCCCGGCGAGTTAGCCAGCTTTGATGAGGCCCTGGAGTCTCTGGTCGAGTCGCATCCGCAGAAAGATTACATCCTCAAAGCGTCCGGTAACAGCGGCGGCGGTTCTCACCAGTCGCAGCACCAGGCCGGGCAAAAAACCATGAAACGCGGTGCGTTTGATTCCCTGGATAACGCTGGCAAGCAAGCAGCGCTGAAAGACGGCGTCAGCATCGTCGATTAAATCGAAAGGAGCCATAAATGGCAGGCAATACCCTTACTGGTCTGATTCCGACCATCTATACCGCGCTGGACGTAGTATCCCGCGAGCAAACTGGCTTTATTCCTGCGGTGGCGCGTGACGCGAAAGCGGATGCTGCTGCAAAAGACCAGACCGTACGTGCGCCAGTCGCACCTGCAGCCACCACTGAAGATATTGTCCCTGGTCCGTCAGCACCTAATTCTGGCGACCAGACCATCGGTGGTGTGGATGTCAAAATCACCAAATCCAAGATGGCCCCGGTGAAATGGAATGGTGAAGAGCAATTGGCTCTGGGCCCGGCTGGTACCTATAACACCATCCTGGCTGACCAGTTCAAGCAGGCTTTCCGCGCGCTGGCGAACGAAGTGGATGCAGACCTCGCTGCGCTGTACTTCAACTCCTCCCGCGCTGTCGGCGCGCCGAAGAATACCCCGTTCAGCATCAAAGACGATCTGACTGATGCTGCGTTGGCGCGTCAAATCCTGACCGATAACGGTGCGCCGACTACCGATTTGCGTATGGTGCTGGGTGGCGAAGCGATGGCATCCATCCGTGGTAAGCAGGCTGTCCTCTTCAAAGCGAACGAAGCGGGAACCGACCAGCTGCTGCGTGAAGGTGTTATCGGTCGCATCATGGGCTTCAACCTCCACGAATCCTTCAGCATCAAGCGTACCGCGAAAAGCGCTGCTGCTGGCTATAAGGTCAATGGCGCGAAGAAAGAGGGCGATATCATCATCGCTATCTCTGCCGGCACCGGCGGTATTGCTGCAGGGACTGCCGTGAAGTTCGCCGGTGATGACAATCAGTATCTGGTCGTTGCGGCTACATCTTCCACTATCACTATTAGCGCGCCGGGCCTCCGTCAGGATCTGGCAGATCAGGCTGATGTCACCGTGTTGAGCGAATTCGTACCGAACATGGCGTTTGACCGCGGGGCGTTCCTGCTGGCCAGCCGTACCCCGGCGATGCCTGAAGGTGGCGATACTGCTGATGACGTCATGAATGTGACCGACCCGGTATCTGGCATCACCTTCCAGGTGGCGCTGTACCGCCAGTACCGTCAGGTGCGTTATGAAGTGGGTCTGGCATGGGGTGTGGCTGCTGTGGCACCACGTCATTCCGCCATCATCATGGGTTAACCCAAGGGGCTTCGGCCCCTTTGTTTTTCAGGAGGCCCAATGGCCGGATTAACCAGAGAACAGCGCGCTCAGCGTGAAGCGGAAAAGCTTGCAGCTCAGCAGGCCGCTGATAAAAATCCTGCCCAGCAGGAACAGCAGCAGGAACAGCAGCAGGAACAGCAGCAGGAACAGCAGCAGGAACAGCAGCAGGAACAGCAGCAGGAACAGCAGCAGGAACAGCAGCAGGAACAGCAGCAGGAACAGCAGCAGGAACAGCAGCAGGAACAGCAGCAGGAACAGCAGCAGGAACAGCAGGGTATTGAGCTGGTGGTCATGGTACGTGACACCCCAGAATTCCCTGGCGGCCCGCTGCACGCAGATGTTCATCCTGATGAAGTGGATAACTGGTTGGCGCTGGACTGGCGTCTGGAGGAATAACCATGCTGGTTGCCGATCCCAACTCTCCAGGCTTCAACAGCTACGCCAGCGTGTCAGACCTGCGGGCATTTGCCGCCGGGCGCGGATATAGCATTCCTGCAGATGATGATGAGTGCGGCCAAATGCTGATGCAGGCAATGGACTTTCTGGAAGGGAAGGCCTGGCGCGGTCAGCGTTCCAGCGCATCACAGCCCCTATCCTGGCCGCGTTCCGGCGTGCGCTTCGATGGTGTTGACCTGTCGAATGATGCGATTCCACAGCGCCTGATTGATGCTCAATGCCGCCTGGCTATCGAGTCGCAGGAGATTGACCTCACCCCGTCGGTCGCTGGCGGTGGGGCGGTGACGATGGAGCGCGTCGAGGGTGCGGTAACAGTTCAGTATGAGCCGGGAACGAATAAAGCTTCTCCGTCATTCCCATGGTTCTATTCCTCACTGCGCGGGCTTGTAGTGGGCGGCAACCAGGTCCGGGTCGAAAGGGGGTAGCATGGCAATCGACTATCGCCGCATGCGCGCTACGGCAACGCGGCTCCTGAAGGATAACGGCAAATCCTACCAACTGACCCGAGGCGGTACCACCACCCGCGATCAGTACGGGAAAGAGATTATCACCGAGCCTGTTATCGCGACCGTTACCGGCGTTATCACTGAATACTCCTCTCGTGAAATCGACGGCTCTCTGATTGCTACAGGCGATAAGAAGCTGGCGGCCACGTTTGAAACTGAGGTGCGCATCGGTGACATCATTAATATCGACGGCCAAAAGTGGCGCGTGGTACAGCCGAATCCGGTTAAGCCGGCAGACGTGTTGATCTCCTATAACATCCAGCTAAGGACCTGATATGTCCAGTTCCGTAAATCAGCCGTTCCTGGCTGCTATTCAGCTGTTCGTTGATGGCTCAAAGCAGGAGATTGACGAGGCGGTGCGGCGGACGGGTATCAAAATCCTGGGTAGGTTGGTGGAGATGTCACCAGTCGGGCAGCCGGAGACCTGGCAAGTGAACCAAACGGCCACTGCTTATAATACTGCAGTGCGTGAACATAATGCTGCCCTTCGCGATGATCCTGCCAACCTGACCAAATCGGGACGACTAAAGCGCGGTTTGCGTGTAAACGACTCGATGGACATCAAAAAGCCTGAGGGTTATGTCGGTGGTCGGTTCAAGAACAACTGGTATGTCGGGTTCGATAGCCAGCCAACGGAGACGAACGATACCCCGGACGCTTCGGGGCAGGGTTCAAACTCCCGCGGTCTGGCGGTTCTTGAGGTGTTCAGAGTAGGTCAAGTGAGCACGATTTACTTCACCAACAACCTTCCATATGCCCAGGCACTGGAAAACGGACATTCAAACCAGGCGCCCGGCGGTATGGTCGGGTTGACCGCATTGGATGCAGCACAATACTTCCGCGAGGCAATGAACGAGGTGCGCAATGGCCGGTGACCAGTCCATGCGAATTGCTGAATTGCTGGAGAGCCGGGTGGCGATTATCGCTGAGTCGCTCGGATTGCCGATCGCCTGGCCTAACATCGCTTTTACCCCGCCTGATGATGCCCCTTATGGGCGCGTTTATGTCTTACCAGCGCAAACCGTGGGGCAGGACCTGGAAGGTCAGTTGCGTACATACCAGGGCATTCTCCAGCTCAATATCATTGCACCAGCAGGTAGCGGCGTGACTCTGGCCAGAGGGCTGACAAAGTCTGTCGCAGATGCTTTTCCCGAAGGGCTGCCGCTGGTGGATGGTGACCTGACCGTTTATATCAATGGCCCGCCGCAGGTGCGCCAACCTATACAGGATCGCCCCACATCATCACCAAACGGCACTACCGGCTCTATCACCTACACCACCCCTGTCAGCATGCAGTACCGCGCTGATTACTGACCCGCCGCCCGGCGGGTTTTTTATTACCTAAATTCAGGAGAGTGCTATGGCATTCGCAATCCCTAACGGCTCGCGTGTGAACGTGGCCAAGGCCTATCAGGCTCCCATCACCTTTACCGCTGCCTCTAACGCTACTGAATGCGAACTAACTGTTGCATCTGCCGCTGGCATCCTAGCGGGCGATGTAGTGCAGGTGAGCTCCGGCTGGCTAAAACTCGATAATATGGTGCTGCGCGTTAAATCCGTAGCCGGTACCAAAATCGTGCTGGATTCATTCGATACCTCTGACACCACCAAATTCCCGGCAGGCACTGGCGCGGGCACGCTGCGTAAAATCGACACGTGGATCACGATGCCGCAGGTGATGACCCTATCCACTGAGGGTGGTGACCAGCAGACCATCAGCGTGCAGTTCCTGGAAGACGATAAGGCCCGTACCATCCCGACCTTCAAAAACGCTGTGGTGCAGGTCTACACCTTCGCGCACGATCCGCTGCTGGCAATTTACAAGCGTCTGAGTGAACTTGACGAATCCAGCGACACCACTGCTGTGTGGTTCCATAACCCGCGCGGCAAAGCGGACCGTTATTACTCTGCCAAAGTGTCTTTCCAGAAGGTGCCTAAGACCGAAATCAACGCCGTGGAAAGCAACGAAGCGCGCATGAACTTCGAATCGGATATGCAGATTTACCCGATCGCCGATTCATCCGTTACGCCGCTGGCGTTCCTGACTGATCTGCCATCAACCAAATCAGTTAGTGTTGGAGATGCGCTCGATTTAGCCGTCGTTATGCAAGGCGGCTCAGCCCCTTACACCTACGTGTGGAAGAAAGGAAGCTCCGCAATTCCGGGCAAAACCGCCTCGACGTTCAACATTCCATCTGTGGCATCCGGTGATGCTGGCTCTTACACCTGCGAAGTCACTGACGCGGCGGGCAAAACTATCACCTCTGCTGCTTGCACCGTCACGGTCAGCTAACCACTCGAGCCCGGTACGCCGGGCTTTCTTCGCTACTGAAACCAAAGTCTTTCTTAGGAATCGAAATGACCAAATTTTCCCTGATCCCCAACCCAACTTTTTCTGTGACCGCGAGCATTCCGCGCGCTGGCGCCGAAGACGGCAAGCTGACGTTCACTTTCCGCCATAAGACGCTGGAAGAGCTGCGCTCTATGGACGAGAAACTGCAAAAGGCCGCCGAAGGTAAAAAGGATGCTATCGAGCCGCAGGCCGACTACCTCATGGAAATTGTCGAGGGGTGGGCGCTTCAAGATGAGTTCAACCGCGAAAACGTTATTGTCCTTCTGCGAAACTATCCACGCGCGTTCGACAGCATCGGTCTGGCATACACCAAAGAGCTGATGGGTATCCGCGAAAAAAACTGAGGCAGGTCGCCGCAGCATTGTATACGCCGGGACCGACGCTCGCGGAGCTGAGCGCTTTTGGTTTGACGCCTGAGGACGTGGAGGAAGAGGTGGGGATCCTGCCATCGGTGTGGAGGTCCTTCACCATCTTCTCTTCCCTGGCGACCCAGTGGCGAGTCGGCGCGAGCGGGGCGACCGGCCTTGATTACAACGTTCTCCCCTGGATGTTCGAGTTACACGGGGTTGAGGATGCGGCGGCCTGCATGGCTGACCTTCAAATTATGGAAAGCGAGGCTCTCAAGGTAATGCATAAGGAGACGAAATAATGACAGACCAGATCGCCTCGATTACTTTGCGGGCCGATGTTTCTGACCTGAAAACAGCCAGCAACGAACTGGATAAACTCGGCCAGGCGGCGGCCGGTGCTGTAGATAAAGCAGATGATCTGAATAGCGTGTTTCGCGCCGGGGCCGACGCTGGCAAGCAGAGCGCAGCAGCTCTATGGGAGCAACAAAAATCTTTCAAAGGGCTGCTTGAAAGCATTGATCCAACTCTTGCGGCCTTAGGGAAGCTTGATGAACAGCAGCAAAAACTGCGGTCCATTCACAACAAGGGGTTACTCGATACTGAGGAGTTTACTCATTATCAAAAAATTCTCGAAAACACCCGCCTCAAGCTGACCGATACCGGAGAAGCCGCGGCGCGCGCCCAGGCAGAACTGGCGGCCACTCAGGCGGCAGAGAAGCAGTCCGCAGCGCTGAAGAACCTGCTGGGCTCAATCGACCCGACGATTCGTGCGTTCAACTCGCTGGATGAGCAGCACGCACAGCTGGTGGCCCATTTCGAAGCTGGGCGCATTAACGGTGCTCAGTTCGAGCATTTCAACACAATCCTCAACCAGACGCGTGAGCGCCTCTCTGGTGTCGCTGACGTACTACCAGAAGCGCTATCCTGGCAGGAAGCTGCTGCCCGGCGCGCTGGAATCTCCGTTGGTCAGTACAGCGCAGCAATGCGCACGCTTCCGGCGCAATTCACCGATATCGCTACGCAGCTGGCTGGCGGTCAGTCGCCGTTCCTGATTCTGCTGCAACAGGGCGGGCAGATTAAAGACCAGTTCGGCTCGGTTCAGGGGGCGCTGTCCGGCGTCGGGGAATACATCCGCAGTATGGCTGGGATGATTAACCCAACCACGATCGCACTTGGTGGTCTGATTGGCACGATCGGCTTGCTGGCCGCCGCAGCGTATAACTCCTCGGAGCAATTTGACCAGGTGGCACGCTCTGTCATCATGATGGGTGGGGCTGGCTTCGCCTCAATGCAGCAGCTCAACCAGGCCGCTGAGGAAGTGGCTGGCAAGACGAATACATCGATCAGCTCCACCGTCGATACGCTGGTTACGCTGAACGATACTGGCAAATATACCGCCAGCCAGATGAAGCAGGTCGCAACGACCATCACCCTCATGGGTAAGGCCGGAAACGATACCAAAGCGGCAATGGCCGACTTCGGAAAGATTGTCAGCGATCCGGTTAAAGGGCTTGCCAGCCTCAATGAGCAATATGGTTTCGTTGATGAAGCCATGATCAAGCACATTATCCAGCTGCGTAAGCAGAAGGGTGAGCAGGCGGCTGTTACCGAAGCTATTGAGTTGTTTGCAGGCGTCATGGCAAAGCGTGCAGAGGAGACCAACAAAGCGACCGATAATATCGGTCAAACGTGGGGAAATCTCAAGAAAAGCGCTTCCGACACCTTTGGCGACATAGGTATTACCGTGCGCGCATGGGGAAACCAGATTATCGATATATTCGAACTGATTAAGTCCTCGATTAAAGACTTGTTCCTCAATATCACCTCTCTGGACGCCAAATTCACCGGCACCATCGCTGGCTGGGCAGAAAAAATCCCGGGTGGCGGTGCGCTGGCTAATTTCCTCGGCATGGACATTGAGGCAATGAAAAAAGCTGGAGCGGAAGCGGACAAAGAGATTGAGGCGAACAAAAAACGCTATAACGAGCTTTGGAAGCGTGTCACTGCGTCTAACGCACAGGCAAACTATGAAGCTGAAGCGAGAGGGGCCAACGTAAAAGGCGATGGCGGAACAAGTCGAGAATCGAGAGACGTAGTCTCGAAGCTTGCACAAGACTCAGCAAAAAAAACCAAAGAGGCAAAAGCCACGCTGGATGCTGGCGATCGGACTCTTGAGAACTACAGAGCCCAGGCCAGAACGTTAACTGAAACACTCGAAACGTTGCGTAAGACTGGTGAGACGCAGGTCAAAAATACCGAATTCAGCAAACAGCAATCTCGATTTGCTGAATTGGATGAAGCTGCCAAAACCCGCGCGCTGACTGCTCAGGAAAAATCTTTACTGTCGAGCCGTGAGGCGATTCTGAACGCCGCCAAGGTGGTTGATCAGAAGAACAAGGAAGTAGAGGCGCAGCAGAAAATTAATGGCCTGGCGCAGCAGGCCAATAAATACGTCACGCAGATGTCGGAAAAAACCGTTGCCATGCGGGTTAGTTCGGGCCTTAGCAGTCGTCAAACGCAGCGCATGATGGAAGAGGCGCAACTCCGACAGGGCTGGCTCAACGGTGGTGGTAAGCTTGAGGATGCTGGCTACCAGAAAGAACTTGCAGCCCTCAGGAATTATTACGCCGAAGAGGATAAGCTGCGCGGCGATTGGAAATCTGGGGCTGTTGCTGGATGGAATGAATATCTGGACGCCGCTACCAACACCTATGACGCCGTTAAGAATGTGGCCAGTTCCACGCTAACAGGTCTATCTGACATGCTCACCGAACTTATGACAACCGGTACCGCTTCGGTTAAAGAGTTCGGGAAGTCTATGTTGAAGATGATTCTTGAAGTAACAAACCGACTAATGGTCGCCTACGCAGTTCAGGCTGCGATGGGCTGGATAAGCGGTGGCTCTGGTGCTTCGGCGGGCGCTGGGCAATCCTTCGCAGTCCCTTCGTTTACCCCTAATGCCAAAGGTGGCGTATATGATTCACCGGGCCTCAGTAAGTACGTCAATGGGGTATACGACTCTCCTCAGTATTTCACCTTCCAGGGCGCATCGAAGTTTGCGAAAGGCGGTGTTTTCGCAGAGGCAGGAGCTGAAGCTATCATGCCGCTAACTCGGGATTCTGCCGGGCGATTGGGTGTACGTGCCCAAGGCGGAGGAGGGATGGCCCCGGTTATCAATACCACCGTTAATGTCGATGCTGGGGGGGCGATAACAACTCAAACGTCCAGTTCTGGTGATTCAATGGGGCGTGCACTAGCCGAGGAAATGCAGAATGCTGCTCTGCAGGTGGTTCAGAAACACCTTAAGCCTGGCGGTATGATCTACAACTTCACCAAAGGTAGGTAGTGTTAACGTCATACCCTGGTTAATATGTGAAAAACCATATTGATCAGGGGATGATAATGAAAAAGGTCTTCTTGACTGCGATGTTAACGTTTACTCTTTCTGCTTGCGCAGGAAATAGTTCAAATAGTAACGTCCAAAAGCAAGCTAAGTATGATGAATTGTCAAAATGTGATGTGAATATTGAGGCACCAAGTCATTCACCAAAAAATAAAAAAGAGTTTGCGGAATACCTCTCGACTCAGGCGCGCAACGCTTCTGCAGATCAGTTCGTGGTGCAAAAGCGGATGGAAATCCTTCAGATGGTTGGGTGGAATGACTCAGTAGCAGATGCTATAGCGACATGCGGCTCTGAAAGAAAAAACATGCGTAAGAAAAATGCGTTTGTAGCGTTTGAAGCGTTGAAATTGGTTACAACTGGTGCTGATGAAAAGCGCGCGCTTGTTGAGGCGTACAGCTCTTGGGAGGCTTTTATTACAAGCCAGACATCACTCGCAAAACAAGACTTTGATTCAAAAGTCGGCTATTACAAAAATATGTGAGTACGTGATGATAATCCCATTATTAACACGCGCCGAGGCCATCCATAATATGATCTCTAGCAGCAAGCCATCTCTTGTGAGCTTTGGGTGTGGTGGGGATATTGAAAATCTCGCTGTTGAGTTAAGGCAGGACATTATAAATGCATGTGGCCATGAAGATGTTCACTATGTCAAAGCCAAATGGAGGCATGGAGTTTGCTTCGACTCCAGATGGCGTAGAGTTGATCTGTTTTCGTCTTTTGGCCAAATCGTTTTTGGCGTTTGTAATGACAGAGCGGCAGCATATAGTTGGTCTTCACACTCACTCTTTAATGGGCTAATTATTTCTCACTGGTCACGAGAGCAACTGAATGCAGTAAATCAGACTCTAGCGCTGCGGCGACAAGAATATAAAGAAGTAAAGGATCCAGTTAAAAGGAAAGAAATTGCTGAGAGCCACTTGCTGGCTTCGTTTGACATCAACAACCTGATGCAGGAAGCCAATAATTTAGCGCGCGATATCGAAGTCAGAGCAGAAGCAATTCGGATGCTCTATTTGACTGACCCAGAAGCCGCGAAAACTGCATTTAAGGCTCTTGAAGATCAATATGGCGACATCCTCGGTACTCTTGAGTCGAGGATCTTAAAGTAACACCGGGCCCCGCTTGGGCAACCAAACAGTATTACAGCCTCGCTAATGCGAGGCTTTTTTTTGGAGTAAATATGACGGTTGAAACCTACAACTGGCGTTCTCAGCTCGGCGCTGGCGCGATTGAATATAGTCAAACGGTGCGCGCTGCGCAGTTCGGTGATGGCTATGAGCAGGTTGCTGATAATGGCATTAACTCTACTGCTATTCAGGTGCCAATGAAGCATACCGGCACCGAAACGGAGGTGAACAGTATTCGTGATTTTCTCCTGGCTCATACCGTTAAAGCTTTTATCATCACGCCGCCCGGCGAAGCGAAGGGGCTTTATCGGGTAGTCGCCGATTCCGTACGGAAAAATCAAATCAGCAGCAAGTTTGCTGAGCTGACGTTCACCATCAAACGGGCTTACGGAGTGTATGCATAATGGCATTAGTCGATCAGGCGGCGATGCTGGCACCGGGTGGCAGAGTACGCCTGGTTGAAGTTGACGCCTCAGAGTTCAGTGGCGGTATTCACCGTTTCCACTACGCACCTTTCCCCCATACACCGGAAGAGATCGACGCTGCCAATGGTGATGAAGAAAAGCTCGGACCAAAGCCAATCGTATTCGGTGGCAATACCTACGATTTTTGGCCGTTTCAGGTAGCAGGCCTGGAGCTTTCAACAGACCAGGCCGCAGAGCCGACACTCAGCGTTTCCAACCTCGACGGTCATATCACGGCGCTATGCCTGCAATTTAAAGACATGGTTAATGCCAAAGTGAGCATTATCGACACCTATTCGGTTTACCTCGATGCCGTGAATTACCCTGGTGGGGTGAACCCGACCGCCGACCCGTCGATGTTCACGCTTCAGACCTTCTGGCTTGACACGAAAACCTCCGAAGACGACGAAGTGGTTTCATGGTCACTCAGTAGCCCCGCAGACTTGCAGGGGCTTGTTATCCCAACCAGACAAATCACCTCGCTCTGCGAATGGGCGCTACGCGGGCAGTACCGGAGCGGCGATGGATGCACCTATAACGGTACGGCATATTTCGACGCGAAGGGGAATCAGGTTTCAGATCCTGCCCTTGATGTATGTGGTGGTTGCTTCAGTGACTGCCGTAAACGATTTGGCGCCGGCCTGGCAGATCCTAACGCGGCAATTCTCGACTTTGGCGGCTTTCCGGCAACCGTTCTCTTCACCCGATAACCGGACGTAGCAATGAATAAAACCTTATTGGCAGCTATCCGGGCTCATGCGCTGGAGGAATCCCCACGCGAGAGCTGCGGATTCGTTATTCAGTCTGGCCGTCGCCAGCGCTATATTCCTGTACCAAACACCCACGAAAATCCAACAGAGCATTTCCGCATCGATGGCGAGCATTGGGCGAACGCCGAAGATGTCGGGACTATAGTGCGCGTCATCCATTCCCATCCTGGCGATGGAGCAAGGCCCATTCCATCCGATCTGGACCGCCAGCAATGCAACAACTCCGGCGTGATCTGGGGTATTTACGCGCCGGATAGCGACGAATACGCTGAGATAATGCCGGAGGCGGTACCCCTTATCGGGCGTCCGTTTATTCTGGGCTCAAATGACTGCTGGGGACTGGTAATGGATTGGCATGCCACCCAAGGCGTGATGCTTAACGATTTCCGCGTTGATTACCCATGGTGGGAAAGCCAGTACCCGGACAACCTGTATTTCGACAACTGGGAGCGGGAAGGGTTTGTCGAATGCGACCCGTCGCCAGGCTGTATGGTCATCATGCAGGTTGAATCCAGTAAGTGGAACCACGCGGGGATCATTACCGAGGAAGGTGATCTGCTTCACCATCTATACGGGCAGCCATCCTGCATCACGCCGTATGCGCGCGGTTATTTCAAAGACAGGACGATGATCTGCGTCCGTCACAAAGAGCTACCGCAGGAGATTCAGCCATGGCGCGTTTAACCACGATTCGATTGTACGGTGTGCTGGGAGCCCGGTTTGGCCGTGTTCACAGGCTGGCGGTGCAGACATCAGCTGAGGCGGTAAAGGCGCTTTGCATCAACCTGGACGGGCTGGAAAGCTATCTTCTGAACGCCAAAAAGAATGGCATGACGTTCGCGGTGTTTCGCGGCAGGCGCAACATTGGCGCGGATGATTTTAAGAACCTGGCCGGAAGCACCGATATTCGCATAGCACCAGTAATGGAAGGGGCAAAAAAAGCTGGTTTGTTCCAGACAATATTGGGTGCTGTCATGGTTGTGGCGGGCATCGTCGTGACGGGCATGACGTTCGGTTCAGCAGGTGTCATTGGCGCGGGAATGGTCTCCGCTGGTATCGGAATGATGGCTGGTGGGATTTACCAGATGCTTTCGCCCCAGCCCAAAGGACTACAGGGGCGAGACGATCCTGACAATAAACCCTCATATGCCTTCGGTGGCTCGGTGAATACCCTTGCGATGGGTAACCCGGTCGCGCTTCTTTATGGTGAGCGCGAGATTGGCGGCGCCATCATCAGTGCCGGAATAGTCGCAGAAGACATCTGAAAACTCCTTTCTGAATATCAAGCACCCAATTGGGTGCTTTTTTTATGGATGTAATATGGAAGCGATCACTGGTGCAAAGGGTGGCAGCCAGAAGCAGCACACACCTGTAGAACAGCCCGATTCGGCTCAGTCAATGGCGCGCTGCCGCATGCTGCTGGCGCTCGGGGAAGGTGAGTTTGCTGGTGGCCTGGATGCGACCCGGATATTCCTGGACGGTACGCCGTTGGGAAACCCCGACGGAACGATGAATTTTGAAAATGTGTCATGGGATTTCCGGCCTGGCACACAGACCCAGACACCAATACCGGGATTCCCTGCAGTCGAGAATGAAACTACGGTTGGGGTATCGCTGACAAAGGCCACACCATGGACCCGCGCACTGAGTAACACCCAGATTGACGCAGTGCTGGTTCGTATTGGCATCCCTGGGTTACAGCAGCAGGAAAACGATGGGGATATTGTCGGCACTACGGTTCAGTACCATATTGATCTGGCGGTGGACGGTGGCGCTTACTCGACAGTCATGACTAAAACCGTCACAGAGAAGCTCAGTTCGCTCTATGAACTAACCCACCGTATTAATCTTCCCAAAGCCAGCACTGGCTGGCAGATTCGAGTGGTGCGTGACACCGATGACAGCACCAGCCAGATGCTGCAGAACAAAACGCAGGTGCAAGCGATTACTGAGGTGATCGATGCTCGCCTGAGATATCCACACACAGCGCTGCTGTACGTGTCCTTTAACGCGAAGTCATTCAACAACATCCCTAAGATTTCCTGCATGCCGAAGGGACGTATCATCCGAATCCCTTCGAACTATGATCCAATAGCGCGGACCTATAGCGGAACATGGGACGGGACGTTTAAATGGGGCTGGACGAACAACCCGGCGTGGATTTGGTTCGATGTTCTGACAGAGCCGCGCTTCGGCCTTGGGTGCCGCGTGACGCCAGAAATGCTCGATAAGTGGGAGCTCTATCGCATCGCCCAGCGCTGCGACCAGAAGGTACCCGACGGTAAAGGCGGAAGCGGTACCGAGCCACGCTTCATGTTTGACGTTTACATCCAGTCGCAGGCTGATGCCTGGCAGGTCATAAAGGATATCGCCGCGGGCTTCAACGGAATGACTTTTTGGGGCAACAACATGTTCAACGTTGTCTCTGATATGCCGGCGGACACTACGAAGTTGCAGATCCTCACTCGCGCCTCAGTGGTAGGTAAACCGGTGTACTCGAGTGGCAGTGAGAAAAACCGCTTCTCCAGCGCGCTGATTAACTTCAGCGATCCGGATAACCACTACCAGGACCGTACCACCGCAGTGATGTTCCCGGAACTGGTGAAACAGTTTAAGTTTAAGCAGACGCAAATCACCGCGATCGGTTGTACGCGTGAGAGCGAGGCGCAGCGGCGTGGTGGGTGGGCGGTGTATTCCAACTCACTTGACCGCATTATCACGCTTCAGACCGGACTTGATGGCTTTGCATTCGTGCCGGGCACCGTATTTGCATTTGCAGATGAACGACTGTCAGGGCGCGTTTATGGCGGGCGTATCACCGGGTACAACACAGGGCTAAAGGCCGTGTCCACTGACCGGGGCACCAGTGCGGTGGCGGGCGATACGCTGATGATTCGCACCCAGGGCGGTACCGTTGAGAGCCGGGTGATACAGGCCGTAAATGGCACGCAGCTGATCGTGTCCACGCCATTCACGGCGGCGCCATTACCTAATGGCGTATTCGTAATTGATGCTGGTCAGCTGCGCCTGCAGTATTTCCGGGTAACGAACCTAAAATTTGATGATGAGGAAAACACCTTCACCATCACTGGAGCGGAGTATAACGCGTCGAAATATGACGCCGTTGATAACAATGCACGCCTTGATACGCCGCCGACAAGCCTGATTCCAACCGGGCTCGTGAACCAGCCGACCAACATCGTGGTATCGAGCTATGATACGGTTCGCCAAGGGCAGCGCGTGGCCACGCTAACCGCCTCATGGGATGCGCCAGTTGATAAAGACGGCAAACTGCAGTCGGACGTCATAGCCTACCGGGCACAGTGGAAGCGTGGAAATAACGAGTGGGTAAACGTACCTGAAACCGGGTTGCGAAATATCGAAGTGCCTGGCATTTTCGAGGGTGATTACCTTGTGCGCGTCCGTGCGATTAACTCTGGGGGAGCGTCCAGCCTATGGGCCACCTCTGCGTTGACCCATCTTACCGGCCGCACCGGTGAAGTTCCAAAACCGATTGGACTTCGTACCACTGCAATCAACTGGGGTATACAGGTTGACTGGTCCTTCCCGGTTGATACAGGTGACACGCTCCAGACCGAGTTGCAGTATTCGGTAAACGGCAACGGTGATAACCCTCTGTTGCTTGCCGGAGTTCCTTATCCACAACACACCTATACCCAACTGGGCTTAAAGGCCGGTGTTGAATTTTGGTACCGGGCCCGCCTGGTTGACCGCATTGGTAATCAGAGTGATTGGACCGACTGGGTTCGCGGCATGTCAAACGATAACGCCGATGATTATCTGGGCGATATCGCAGACGATTTCCTTACTTCTGCTGATGGGGAGCGCCTCACTGGTGACATCGATACCAACATTGAAGGAATTCTTCAGGACGCCCTCGCGAACCACGGAACAGTCGAGCATCAGTGGGCACAATACGGGGAAGTGCGTGCCGATATCCTTGTTGTTAAAACGACGATTGCTGAGGTGGATAAGACAATGGCCGAACTATCAACGCAGGTACAGGCGCAGATAGAGGACGTAACTGCAGCGCTGGAGGATAAGCTTACCGCCGTCGTCGATGCCTCCGGCGCTTCGGCGATCTATACCCTCAAAGCAGGCGTCAGGATAAACGGCATCATGTATAACGCCGGGATGTCGATTGCCGTTCTGGCGCAGGCAGGGCAGCCGATCGTTACCCGCGTTGGTTTCAACGCTAACCAGTTCGTGCTGATGAGTGGCAGTGGTGATACCCAGTATTCACCGTTCGCGGTGATAAATGGCCAGGTATTTATCAGCTCAGCGTTTATTCAGGATGGCACGATCACCAATGCCAAAATCGGCAATTTCATCCAGTCAAATAATTATGTTTCTGGAGTGCAGGGATGGCGAATCGATAAAAACGGTAATGCTGAATTGCATGGCAAACTTTATGCTGACAGTGGCCAGTTTGCATTTAACGGTGAAAACAATACGGTTGTTATAAATGGCAATGGCGTCACGGTAAATCTACCGGGTGGCGAGCGCGTTGTCGTTGGGCGATGGTAGGATAAAATATGCCGGAAGGAATACTGATAGATTATAACGATGGCCGTCCTGCGATGGCGATTACAGCGGGGCTCCGTGCCCCGTCATTCTGCACAAGTTTTGCTGGTTACGGTACGGGGGCAAACCAGTTTCAGGTTAATACTACATTAGCGTCAGGCTCCACAGTTTTTGTTTTACCGACACGTCCTGTTGACGTTCAGGAGTTCGCAGACAATCAGACATGGATAGTTTTACCGATATATATGACATCCGTTACAAGAAACGGAGACAACGGTGTGACTGTTAACGGTACAAACAGGGGAAACTACCAGCGAATACCAAACTGGGCAGGAACTGTATTTGAAATTCTCCCTGCTGCTACTTATAACGAAGGGCTTCTCGTTTCCAACTCTACTGATTTCACTGCAATTTCGAATCAGGCAAGATTAATGACATGTGCTTACGTTGGCACGGTGACAGTCAACGGCTCGATGGCGCTTCCCGTATCAGGAATACCATTCGGGAAGTGGGATAACAATAATGTGTCTGTAGGATTTGACGGAGCAAATATTATTGTAAGAGACATCAGTTACTCAGGACGGGATGATGTTTCCGCATCTGTAACAATGGAACTGGTAATTTTCAATAATACCGCGCCTGTGGCCGGTGATGGCATTACCATGACAAATTCAGCAGGACAGGTAACATTTTCAACAGTGAAGCGGCCATTCGTATATGACCAGCAGCTAACGGTAACAGACAATAATCAATACATAGGTGATAAATATTGCCAGATAGTATTTACAGGTGCGCAGTCAAGACGAGTGGATGGATATTTTAATATAAGGAAAAAGGGCGTGGTAATGTCAGGTGGAAACATCCGGTCAGCGTATAACCAGGTTGTTGGTAATTACAATGACAACAGATTTGATATGACATTTAATCAAAATATCAATATGCCAATTCTTGTCCTTCCGGATATGTATTGAGGAAATATTCATGTCAGCAGGAACCTTAACTCTTACCAATGACACAGATGCTGTTACTGGCAGCGGCACAGCGTTTACAACAGAACTTGCTGCTGGTGATTTTATTGTCGTAACTGTCGGTGGCATCCCTTATACACTTCCGGTTAAAGCAGTAAATAACAATACATCACTGACGCTGGTTAGTGTTTACACAGGCCCGACACAATCCGGCGCTGCGTGGTCTGCCGTCCCCCGTGTTGCTTTGAACATGGTCACGGCTGCCTTGGTAGCTCAAAGCGTTGAGGCGTTGCGTGGACTGAATTACGATAAACGGAACTGGCAGCAGTTTTTTACTGCGGAAGGCGATGTGACCATTACATTGCCGGATACGAGTCAGACAACAGGCCCTTCTGCAAAAAAACTTATAAGCGAGATGGGAAGGAAGGCGGACAAGTCCAGTCTTGGTACAGCAGCAGAAAAGAATACCGGAACGTCAGCGTCTGACGTTATGCAGCCTGGTATGTTTGGGCTTGGTAGACCTGATGGCGTACTGCGTTTCAACACAACCAGCCAGGATGAATTACTTGGTGGGCTTGCAGGATACGGCACGGTAGTGCTGAGAAACGATCAACAAATAGCGGAGCCATGGGGTATATGGAATTATTCACCCTGCATTTTTACAAGAACTGGAGATACACAAGCTTTGCTGACGCTCCCTTTTCAGGATTCAGGAAGAGTAAAGCTTCTTGGCGGAAGTGCATCTATTGGCTGGTCTTATGTTCGTACTTTCTGGGATGACAAAAACACCACGACTGACTCAAATGGCTTTATTAAAAAGGCTTCACCAATAGTAAAAGTATTCGGTGACGGTAATTTTGAAACCAACGGAGAATCTGCTGGTTGTACAGTCACCCGCCTGGATATGGGTAAATATTTGATTAATGGATGCTTAGGCATTAATGCTGACACTGCATGGGGGGGAATTGATGGAGGTTTTGAAATCCCGGTAGACCGTAATAAGCAAGCGCGTATCTGGCTGGATTATGAGGTAAATGCGGACGGCTCTGTTCTGGTCAAAACATACCATCGCACACATCCGCAATCTCCAGAATTTGCCAGAAACGAAGTTGATAACCTGACAAATGGAGATCCGATTGATATACCGCCAGACTCTTTTGTTTCTGTGCGTGTTGAAATGCCGTCTGACAGCATCTGGAATAAGAAACAAGAGGCTACTCGTATCGCTATGGAGGAAGCCGGGATGAAAGAAGAGCGGACAGATGGTAATAATATGTAGCGATTACGAGCTGACGGGGTCGATGTATAAATAAAAAGGCGCTTTTAGCGCCTTAAAAATTACGATTATGAAAATCTTTTTCCTATTTTTATAAAAGGCTTTTCTACCAAGACATAACACGCCCATGAAAAAATAACGCTTACGACCATTCCAATTATAACAATAGGATAACCCCTAACAGGCTCCATCCACACTCTATCAAGATGTTGGACTATCCATACGTAAATTATGAAATGGGTAATGTACAGCGAATAGGAAACATTTCCGAAGAATTCAAGACATCCATTATGTTTTATATTGGATGTCTTATCTCTGAAGAAAAATGATATAAAAAGAACAATGGATGGGATGAAATACCCTTGCAACCCAAATTTAGAAATTTGATTTCCATTAGTAAGAAGTATTGCAATAGATATCATTACTCCTGAATAGAAGAATAAGGTAGATGCGGTTTGCGTTATACCAATCTTCTTCATTTTTTTGAAGGCAACTCCTAATATAATTCCTATGGCAAACTCAAACATTATTGTTCCACTCGCCATTCGAATAACACCATATAGAGGAACGTCTTTGCTTGCACTGGCAAACGCAGAACTCTGAATGGAGAATGAGCCGTTGAACATTAGTTGTAGTGATATCGGCATTAGGATCAGAATCGCTATAGATAACGCCGCTCGGTGCTTGTGAGTTATTGAAATAGCTAAAACAAAAATTGCGTAAAAGAGAAGTTCGTACGCCAGTGTCCATGGAGTTCCCATAACATGAGTGCCGAATTGAGGGGCAGCGCCATCATAATTTTGATATACCAACAATAGTGGTTCAAAAAATGACCGTATGCTATCACTCTTGAATACAATGGACATACCTATTATCCATGCCACAATGAATAATGGATATATTCTAAAAAACCTTTTTATGGCAAACTTTGCAGGACTATTATTTTCTTTATTTCCAGATGAAATATATATTATGAATCCACTGATAATGTAAAATAAGTCTACTCCAAATCCTCCCCTCTCTAAGAATGGGATTGGATTGCCATTAATAACTAATAGACCTGAGAAGTGATCTATTAACACTGCAATGGAGGCTAAAGCCCTTAAGTAATGTACTGATAAAATTTTACTATTCATTGGTGACCTGAATTGAATTATTGTTTTTACTCTTTTCTATCAAGCTCTTGATGTTTCGCAGGAGTGTAGCACTACAAAATGATTTGATCGATATAAACGATCAATAATTCAATTAATGATAGTCAATGCCTATTGCGTATTGGTTAATTGATCGCTGCAACCGATCAATATGTGGTGCTGATTGCTAAATGTCTTGGGACACACAAAGATTTGCATCGCCTTGCAAGGCTTCGTGTACTTTCTGGTGTGAGGTATGTTCTTGTGACAAAAAATTAGCGCAAGAAGACAAAAATCACCTTGCGCTAATGCTCTGTTTAAGGTCACTAATGTAATGTAAGTTATTGATTGTTAGTGACTGGAAATGCCGTATTTTACCGTGTTTTGTTGTATATTAATCAATCAAAATTTATTGTATATAATTGATTATATTGAGCATTAACGTTCTGTGTTCTGCTTTTTTATACTAAGTTGAACGAAACGGGAAGCCGATTTGATATTCTTGGACGGAATGACCGTACTTGGTGTGCCTAAGTGGAAACGGATTGTGATGTATCTGGCGGTCAGGTGGTTTGGCAGGGGGATGTATGGGAAAGAACGTAAATACTTTGAATGATTTGCCACAGATGATGAGATTAAACGGCTGGAGGCCTGGGAACTAATTACCAAAAGATAATTAACACCAAACCAGCTTCGGCTGGTTTTTTTGTGGGTCGTACAGTTCACTAATGTGATGTAACATCGTATGTTGATCAGCAGATCGTATGCTGACGATTGCAAAGCTACAGTGTAATATGCACGCCAGTCGTTGATGGGGTAGTTATTGTGGAATGTCCACCGCTGTGTCCATCAAGAAAAATTTATCAGCATAGCGAGTTAAAAAATTCATATTTATGAAGAATATAAGAAATTTCTCCATCATTGCTCACATTGACCACGGTAAATCGACGCTGTCTGACCGTATTATCCAAATCTGCGGTGGCCTGTCTGACCGTGAAATGGAAGCTCAGGTACTTGATTCGATGGATCTTGAGCGTGAGCGCGGTATTACTATTAAAGCCCAGAGTGTGACGCTGGATTTTAAAGCGTCTGATGGTGAAACTTATCAACTGAACTTTATCGACACGCCGGGACACGTTGACTTTTCCTATGAAGTTTCCCGTTCGTTAGCCGCCTGCGAGGGCGCGCTGCTGGTGGTGGATGCCGGCCAGGGCGTAGAAGCGCAAACGTTGGCGAACTGCTACACCGCGATGGAAATGGATCTTGAAGTGGTGCCGGTGCTTAACAAGATTGACCTGCCGGCCGCCGATCCGGAGCGTGTGGCGGAAGAAATCGAAGACATTGTCGGTATCGATGCGACGGACGCGGTACGCTGCTCCGCCAAAACGGGTGTCGGCGTGACGGATGTTCTGGAACGCCTGGTGCGCGATATCCCGCCGCCGCAAGGCGATCCGGACGGCCCGCTGCAGGCGCTGATTATTGACTCCTGGTTCGATAACTACCTGGGCGTGGTATCGCTGGTGCGTATTAAAAACGGCACCATGCGTAAAGGCGACAAAATTAAAGTGATGAGCACCGGGCAGACCTACAACGCTGACCGCCTGGGGATCTTCACGCCGAAACAGGTTGATCGTACCGAGCTGAAGTGCGGCGAAGTAGGCTGGCTGGTCTGCGCCATTAAAGATATCCTCGGCGCGCCGGTTGGCGATACCTTAACCTCAGCGCGTAACCCAGCGGAAAAAGCGTTGCCGGGCTTTAAGAAGGTGAAACCGCAGGTCTATGCAGGTCTGTTCCCGGTCAGCTCCGACGATTATGAAAGTTTCCGCGACGCGCTCGGCAAGCTAAGCCTGAACGACGCCTCACTGTTTTATGAACCGGAAAGCTCCTCGGCGCTGGGCTTTGGTTTCCGCTGCGGCTTCCTCGGCCTGTTGCACATGGAGATCATTCAGGAGCGTCTGGAACGCGAATACGATCTGGATCTGATCACCACTGCGCCGACCGTGGTTTATGAAGTAGAAACAACGGCGAAAGAGACTATCTATGTTGATAGCCCCTCCAAGCTGCCGCCGTTGAATAACATTTATGAACTGCGCGAGCCTATCGCCGAATGTCATATGCTGTTACCACAAGCCTATTTAGGTAACGTTATTACGCTGTGTATTGAGAAACGCGGCGTACAAACTAACATGGTGTATCACGGTAACCAGGTCGCGTTGACCTATGAAATCCCGATGGCGGAAGTGGTGCTCGACTTCTTTGACCGTCTGAAATCGACGTCGCGCGGCTATGCGTCTCTGGATTATAACTTCAAGCGCTTCCAGGCTTCCGATATGGTGCGTGTTGATGTGTTAATCAACAACGAGCGTGTCGATGCGCTGGCGCTGATCACGCACCGCGATAACTCGCAAAGCCGTGGTCGCGAGCTGGTGGAGAAGATGAAAGATTTGATCCCACGCCAGCAGTTTGATATCGCGATTCAGGCGGCGATTGGTACGCATATTATTGCCCGTTCGACGGTAAAACAGTTACGTAAAAACGTGCTGGCGAAGTGCTACGGCGGTGATATCAGTCGTAAGAAAAAACTGCTGCAGAAACAGAAAGAAGGTAAGAAACGCATGAAGCAGATCGGTAACGTCGAGCTGCCTCAGGAGGCGTTCCTCGCCATTCTGCATGTCGGTAAAGACAATAAATAA